TATGAAAAAGAATTTATTATTGGTTACGTTCTTGAATAGTCAGACACTTGATGGATTTTTAAGATTTCTATATAAAAAATTTGGTATTAAGAAACGCAGTGTTTTTGCGTTTAAATCATTAGATGACGAAGACAAAATTTTTGCAACATTTAAGATTTTTATAAGTGACGAAGAAAAAATTGACCTGAAGTCAGTTTTTAGAAATACCTCACTAATTCATAAGAAAGGTAGTACATTTTATACCATTAACGCACTAAATAAATTAATAGAAAGTGAATATGGGTTAGTCCCTGGTAATATAATTTATAAGGACTATACCATAGATTGGGAAAAATATGAAAATACATTTTTATTAATCCAAAACGATGAATTGGTTATAAAACCTGTAGAAAAACTTTTATTAGAATCTTAATATTTATATATAAATGATCATGATGGAAAATATTAAAAATTCACAAAATCCTGAAGATTTAAAGAAAAAATTAGAAGATTTTATTGGAAAAACCGATAAAAAAGAAGAATGTCAAGGTGAAGAGTGCTTTATTAAGCAACCACAAGACGTTATTGAAAGAGTTGAAAAGACTTACATAACAAATGACGGTAGACAATTATTAATTTAACAGTGGAAAAAAATAGACTAGCAGAAACATTAAAGAAACACCAATTATTGGTAGAATATAATTTTTATATTCCAAAAGGAATGGATGAACAAGATGTTCCCCCTACAGATGCACCTGTTGGTGACGTTCCTGCTGAGCCTGCACCCGCAGAACCCACTGCAACCCCTGCAACCCCTGAAGTTATGCCTGAATTACCTACACCACAACCTGAAGAAACACCAAACAAAGATGGTGAGGTAGAAGTTGATATTACTGATTTGGTAAATTCAACTAAGGACACTAAAGATAAAATTGACGGTACTAATGAGTTATTAAACTCATTAATTTCTAAATTCGATGAATTAGAAAATAGAATGTCTTCATTCGATCAAATTTTAAATAGAATCGATAAAATAGAACAAGATTTTGAAAAAAGATTACCAACACCAGTTGAAAAGCTAGAAATGAGATCTATGGATTCTTATCCATATAGTGTAAAACTAAGTGATTTTTGGTCAGAAGAAACTGAAAATCTTGGAGATTCAAATACTGAAGAGGATAAAAATGAATATATTTTAACACCTGAAGATATCAAAAAGGACTATAACCCGTCCACAGTTAAAACATCTTTTAGTGTACAAAATCCTGAAGACCAAGATTTTAATCAGTAATATTTTATTTTTTTAACCCACCTATTTACTTGTATTAATATTTTTATTATCTTTGTACCATAACTTTAAAACTAAAAAATTATGGCAAAAGAAACTGCAAAAAGTTCTGTACTAGACACAATTTTTAATCAGTATGAAAAAAACAAAACCAATTCATCAACTGATTACGAGAAAGTAGATTTAACAAAATACTTTTCTGACAAACTACAACAAGGTCAAAACTCTGACGAAAAAACTATTAGAATTCTACCAAATAAAGAAGGGGGTAGTCCTTTTTCTGAAGGTTATTGGCACGTAATGCAAGTAGATGGTAAATGGAATAAAATCTATTGTACCAATTATAACGATGATAGTCGTTGTCCACTTTGTGAAGTGGAGGAAGCACTTCGTTTAACAGGAAGTGAGGAAGATAAAAAACTTGCAAGAAGTTATAAACCTAAAAAATTCTACATTGCAAAGGTTATTGACCGTAACAAAGAAGATGAAGGTGTTAAATTTTATCGTTTTAGTCATAACTACACTAATGATGGTGTATTCGATAAAATCGTACCAATCTTTAAGAAAAGAGGAGATATTACTGACCCTCGCGAAGGTCGAGATTTGACTTTAACTATTGGTCGTGACCAAAATAAGAATAGTAAGGTAACTTCAATTCAACCCGAAGATCCAAGTATCTTGACAGAAGATAAAGAAAAGGCAAAACTTTGGTTTAATGATGCATCTACTTGGAAAGATGTTTATAAGGCAAAAGATATCACATATATGGAAATTGTTGCGAAACAACAAAAACCTGTTTGGGATAAAGAACAAAAAAGATTTGTTAGTGAAGACGATTATAAAAATCGTGAATCAGTAACTTTAGATGATGAAATTAAAATTTCAAAAGACGAGTTATCTAAAAAGTCAGTGAAGAAAGATGATAAAAAATCTGAAACTTCAAGTAAGTTTAAATTGAAAACTTATGATGACGAAGAAGAAACAAATGAAGTTAGTACTACTACTTCATCTTCAGAAGATGGTGACGATTTTCCATTTTAATCTTTTGATATAATGTGTTCTTGTAAAAATCACAAAAGGGGTTCTTCACAAAAAGTGGAGACCCCTAAAAAAGAAACTGTTGTAAAATACAAAACAGTTGTTATTGACAAAAGTATAAAACTTTTGACTAAAGCATTACAATATAATTAATTAATTAATCAATATGGGTACTAAAACTCCTCCTAAAAAAGCATCAACAATAAAGAAACAAGAGTTCGATTTGAATTCTTTTAAATCGAGTTCAGGTTTACAAAACAATGTGAAAGATAAAGAACTTGAGTGGATTCCATTGGGTGACGCATTTTCTGAAATTACTAAGTGTGGTATCGCTAAGGGCTACGTTACTCTTTTGAGAGGTTACAGTAATACTGGTAAAAGTACAGGCATGTACGAAGGTATTGCTTCTTGTCAAAAGATGGGTATTTTACCTGTCATTATCGATACTGAGGGTAATTTTAATTGGGAATATGCTAAACATGTAGGTGTAGAATACACTGAAATTACGGATGATAACGGTGAGATTATCAACTATGATGGGTTCTTTATTTTCATGAATACAGATTTATTAGAACAAAAGTACGGTAAATACAAACATGATGAAGGTAAGTACGGTGCTACATCAAGAGGTGAAGGGTGTATCGAAGATATCTCAATGTTTATCAACGAATTATTAGACCAACAAATGGAAGAAAAATTACCTTATGAGCTATGCTTCTTTTGGGATTCAATTGGTTCTATTGATTGTTACAAAGCAATCATGTCTAAGAGTAGAAATAATATGTGGAACGCAAATTCATTAGAGGTTTCATTTAAATCTATTCTAAACAATAGAATTCCAAATTCAAGAAAGGAAGGTAAGAAGTATACCAACACATTCGTAGGTGTACAAAAAATATGGTATGATGGTATGAATAACGTTGTTAGACATAAAGGTGGTGAGGCATTTTTCTATGGGGCAAGAATGATATTCCATTACGGTGGTATAATTGCTCACGGAACTTCTAAATTGACTGCAACACTTGAGGGACGTAATTATAATTTTGGTACTGAAACCAAATTAGGATGTGTTAAGAATCAAGTTAACGGTCTAACATTAGAGGGTAAGATTTGTTCAACACCTCACGGATATTGGTTACCCGATAAGATTGATGCTTACAAAAAACAAAACAAAAATTATTTATTAGAGAAATTAGGATTAGATGGCGGTGAAATTTCTATAAAGAAAGAAGAAGTCTCAGCGGTAGAAGATATGTTTAGTGAGGATTAATTTTTTAGTTAGTTGATTAATTTTAAACCCGTAACTTTACTGTTACGGGTTTTTTCATTACATTTATCATTATGTATCCACCGAGAAAGAAAAAAAACAAATTTAAATTAACTTGTATTATAGATGGTACGGCACTATTAAAAGTTGCGTATCACGGAGCAAGTAATCTTTATAATTCAAAAGGAATCCACATTGGTGGACTATTTCAGTTCTTCTCAATAATGAGAAAAGTGATAAAAGAAAATAACGTATCAAACATTGTAGTTTTTTGGGATGGTAAGTTAAGTGGTAAATTAAGACACAACATTTATCCTGAATATAAACAAAACCGTAAGAAAGATTATAGAAATGGTTTAAAAGATATTGATGCGGAGTTAGAATATCAAAAAATTAGAATTAGACAATATCTTGAAGAATTATCAATAAAACAATTTGAAGATGAGGTAGTAGAAGCGGATGATTGTATTGCCTACTATATTTTAAATCGTTCAGATGATGAAAGAATTTTAATTTGTACTGGTGATAGGGATTTATGTCAATTAATCGATCAGGACGTATCTGTTTATCTTTTTGATAAAAAAAGAATTGTATCAATGGAGAATTATAGATCTGTATTTGAATATGACATAAGAAACTTACGTTTAATTAAAATTATTGCAGGGGATACAAGTGATAATATAAAAGGTATTGAAGGTATCGGTGAAGATACACTATTAAAATTATTTCCTGAGTTAAAAGAAAAAGAATGTACAATAGAAGAAATTATTGACAAAGCTAAAATAATTCAAGACAGTAAGAAGACAAAATCCAAAAGAATTCAAAATATAATTGAAGGTAATACTGTTGGTATACAAGGTAATATGGTTTATGAAATAAATAATAAATTAATTAATTTGACCACACCTTTACTAAGTGAAAAATGTTTAGTAGATTTGTATACATTCATTGAAACACCATTAGATCCTGAAGGTAGAGAAATAAAAAATCTTCTAAATATGATGATGGATGATGAATTTCTAAAAGAAATACCAGGTAACGCAGAAGCGTTTATTGAATATTTAAGACCATTTTTAAGATTAAAAGAAAACTAACAATTAAAATTAAAAAAAAATGAAAAAAATTGAAAAAACTCCGTATGAATTTTATCTGTACATTAATGAAAACATTGTATGTCAAAGA